TTCATCTTATTTCCCTTGGTATTGGGGTGAAGTCTTACCTCAACAAGATGGTGAATATGAAGGAGTTGATATCGTTTGTGCCCCCAATCGTAATTGGCAATTCTCTCATGTCTTCTGGAGATATGGTAACGAAAATAGTCAACAATGCCCTATTATTCAACCCCTTATCACTCAATTAAATCCTGACGTTCTTTTTAGAGTGAAAGGTAATATTCACCCCTGGGAAGAAACCCAAACCCTTCATGGTTTTCATACTGATGAATCCTCCCCTGGTCTGACTTCCATATACTATGTAAATGATAATAACGGTAAAACTACATTCCGAACTGTAACTGATGATGGACAATTTAACTATACTGAAGTAGAATCAAAAAAGAATAGATTAGTTACTTTCGATAACCGTATCATGCACTCTGGTTCTAATCATACAGATGCACCATATCGTATCGTGATTGCCCTAAACTATTTCACTCACTCTATATTCTACAGGGATAACAAATGAAATTCAAAGAATTCGTAAAAGGACAAACTGTCTCCTATAAACAACACACTGGTTACATAAATTTCATCGATGAACAATATGTAACTATCTGTATTCATGAATATCCTAAACACCCTGATATCGCATTACACTCTAAACATAAAACAAATCAAACTAACCTAGTTGTATCCTACATCGATTATGACCTCATTCAAAGAACAACTCCATTATGTGAAGATAACAACTAAAGAGATTACTTCTATCCTGTGGAATAACTATAGAGATTACATCTTTAAACAACGTATAAACAACCGCCCTGACTCTAAATCATAGTTTTCCACAGATAATGCGGAAATTGTGGAAAACTATTAATAAATCTATTAGTGTTCTTTATCTTCCTTAAAGGTGCTCTAGAGTTGAAGTCTTAGCATGCAACCTATCAGATGTCAACCTCTCACAATACTCGGAGAATTTCTGATACACAGTCTTGATATTTGCATTACTTATCAATGACATTTAAGACCCTCTAATCATCACTTGACAAACTATCAAATAGATGGTACAATTAACCTTGTAGAGGTTCAGAAACAGACCTAGTATCTTTCCCACTTATGCAATACATTATCTACGACAACTCAGAGACACTTATAGCATCATTCGTGTCAGTCTATGACCTTGAGAAGTACATCGATGGTATTAGAAACTCTCGGGGAGATAGTTACCCAAATACTCCGAGAATGTCTACGTTTGATTACATCAAGACTATCGGATGGTTCTGGGACGTAGTTGACAAATCTACAGAGGGTGATGTATAATAGTAGAGGTAATCGGAGGTCCTGTGAGTAACACTTAGCGGCAGTACTAAATGTTACTTTGGCAGTATATTGGGCCCCCTTAAATATAAAATAAGCCACTACCCTAACCTACAAAGGTTCCCAGACGCCTTAGATATAATTCGATAAAGTTCTGTTGTCCATCTAAAAAAATTTCTGAGGTAAAAAAATGGATGCTAAGACCCGTGTAGAGAGACAGGAGACTCGTGTATGGGCAATTGAGCAACTGATAAGGTCAGAGGCATTTCTAGACCCTCGTATGTACGAGTGTGCAGACTATTATGCATCATCTTATGCCTCTCAGGTTGTAGAAGATCTATATACACTATGGACGGAGTGGAAAGAAGACAATCCCACTAATAATCCACAGGTAATCAATCGCATGTAATAGAGTTATGTCCCATAGATTCACAACAATACTAGAAGAAGATGATTTTGGAGATTTAATCCTTAATATTCCATGGAGTGTATGTGAGGAATTGGGATGGGATATTGGAACAGAACTAGACTATGAGGTAGGAGAAGATGGCAACAGTTTCAGAATCAAAAAATCAAATGATAACGAATGAAGAAATCGCCTTATTGTTAAAGGACAATGAGGAATCACATGCATTAATCAATGAAATGTTTGTAAAGATTGCGACAAGACTTAAAGATGTTGAGGAAGCAATCGGTAATATACCCACACCAGACAAGACATATTACAAACCTGTCGGTAGCGCGGACCACATTACTCTAAAGGATAATTTAGATTATATTTACTCACGTTTAGACAGATTAGAAAATGGGATGCACAAATAACGGCGATTATTGCGAGACGAGTAATCACTGTCAAAAATTTCTACCTTCTTCAGCAGTTCCTGGAGAGGGTACTTCTATGAAGTATACTGAGTATCCTGTAACTCAGTTTAGAAAAGGTAATTATAATATACCAGATCGTACTGGTAATGCAGTGATGCATAATAGTAGTACGATTCCGATTTCAACAACATCAACACCTGTAAGTGGAAGGGGGAATGGAGTTGCTGCTGATGGGGGTGCTGCAGCATCATTAGCACACTGTGGGAAGGTACGTGGTGCTGGATGTAATACATTTTTATTAGGACTTGGTAGCGGGGGTTCTGAGATTGCTTATGATTGGATTCCGACTGGGTTATCTTTTGATTGGCAGTCAAGCGATACTTGGATAACATATCTTTTTGATACATCTAATAATGCAGGTATTGCTGGAGATCCAGTATATTATATTCAAACCTGTACTCGAACGACAACAACTACTACACAAGGGACTCCTCAAGTACCAGCGAGTTCATCATCAACAACAGAAACTACAACAACATGTAAACCATGTACAGCACATGAATGTACTCCTGGTGTAACTGATGTAAAATATAAGTATGATGGTCAAGATTTAACTAGGGATGATGATTGCCCAAACCCAGATTTATTTGGAATTGGTACAGAAAGTAAGAAATTAGTATTTCAATATAGTTCGTTAAGTACACAATTACCTGATGGAGTCACTGAGTTTGCAGTTTCTTATAATGGTGGTACATATGAAACTGTATATACTGAGGCATTAGGGATTGGGCAGGTATATAATTCGACACAAAATCCATGGCAATTAGGCGACGAATCATTTGGGGACTTTGAAGTATTTGACCAAGAGTTTGAAACTGCAACAAAAAGTGGATTTCGTATCAAACTTAGAATCACACCTATCTTTGATGATACTGGTGCTACTTTAGTATTCTCTGGTACTCAATGGGAAGTCATGGAAGTATTGAATGCTGGCAGTGGATATCAAATCAATGATACATTTACACTAAATTATCCCTATTTGTTGCCAGATAACACTGAGACAACGCTAACTTTGGACTTAAAGGTGATTAATGTTGGACCAGTTGACTCTTTAACGGGACAAAGTAGCGGATTTGACATCATTAGGACGGGTGATACCGTAAATGGTCATCAAGTGTTGCGTGCTTATCATACAGATCTGGATAATTTTCCTTATCATGTCATTTATTTGTCAGGAAATGGTAATAATTTCATAAAAGAGCAGACATATGTCTCTGATAGAGCGCATGTTATAGTCGCAAAAGCGGGTTATGGCATTCCAGACCGTGCATGTTTGATTGGTAAGTATGAATTTATACAAAAATCACTCCAATACATGACTTTAAGTCGCGAAGAATCGTCTCCAGACATTTTTAATGGTGTAAAATTGCCGCGAGTGACTACAACTGTTACAAATGGTGTGGTAACTGGGTATAATATTGAATATGCAGGTAGTAAATTGCGGAGATCGGAGTTTAATGGCAACGAACCAAAGTTAAGTGTTGTTGGTCCAACTTCAAAAGTAGGTCGAGAAGCAGTTGTTCAGGGTATTTTTAGTGCTGGGCAGTTAGTTTCGATTCAAATTGTTGATGGTGGCAGTCTTTATGATGATAAAGACCCTCCTGCAATTTTTGTTTCTAATACTTTGATTAGGGATACGACAACATATCCGAATGCAGCGTATGAAGAAGGTCATACAGAACGATATAAGAAGTATTATGACGCTTCTCCGACTCCAAATCCTGATATGACCTTGATTAAAGACTCTATTGATTCAAATCCAAAGGATATTACCTTCACTACGAACAGAGGTAATGTAGATGTTAAGTATGATCCCGAATCTAGAAGAAAAGATATACAACCACAATCGTTGTATAGTGCTGGTGTTATTGCCCCATTGTATGATATAATGAATAAACCTTCCGATATGACTCATTTAGGCAAATTGACTAAAAAAGATTTGGCAAATGAAATCGTAGAGGAAGAGTTACGCATTAAAGAGCGAACGAATAATCTTTTACGAGGTCTTACTCAAGATGTAGTTCCTTCGTATAATGATGTACAGGACGCTTTAGTTGAAACGGTTCAGGGTAGGATTGGAAACTTACCTTATGGGTCGGAGAATACTAAATATATTATCAAGCAATATAGTCCTGATACCAATTCTAGAGCAACTATTAGCGTCACACTAAGTTGTAGACCTGCAACGGAAGGTATTAATACCACAGCGTGTCCCCCACCCGTAACTGTTGTACCTGGACCTACTTCAGGTACTGATCCAGAAACGGGAACCACTACTGCAGCAGCATCATCTTGCACCATGACAGGACCCTTTGGTCCTGGGTGTAAATCTTGGGCAGTTAAGGGGGAAATGCTATTTCTTCATGATATGTCAAGATCTGCACAAAATGCAGTGGCAGCAGGAAAAGCATATGGCAATCCACTATTGGAGGTTTAACAAATGACAATGGGAATGGGTCTCTATATGGGGACATGTTCAGGGCATGGTCTAGGTTCTGGTTCTTCACATCATCCAGGACTTGGTGGAGGAACCTTAGGTGGGTGTCCTCATATCCCCTTAGATCCTCGTATTAAGGCAATGCCTGTCATTGCAATGGATGCAGTCACGCTTTGGCCACCAATAGCACAACTTCCACTTGTTAAACCACCAACTGATATAGTAGGAGCAGTAGTCGTTAATGGTATGATACCTATACTCGACCAGGATATTCTAACTCCTCATCCAACGCCAACCCAACATACAACTACATCAACTGGGGATAAATGTTTCGTCACATTGAATTCTCCAGCATTCTGGTGTACTCAAGGTACTGCTGGAGGTCGAGAACTACCTATTGGTCATGCACGTAAAGCATTCTCTACCGTAACAACGGTTTTTGTTAGAGGACAAAGGTGTACCCGATTTGGGGATCCTTTGGGGGATAAAACTACAGCATTTCCATGCAATTCTGTCATAACAGGCAGTAGTCCAAATGTATTCATTGAAGCGTCAGGAGGCGCAGTAACTTAATGGCAACACGTTCTAAATCATTCAACGGTCAAAACTGTATCGAGTCACAACCAAAAAAGACTCGTCAAGGAAATGGTGCTCATACTAAGTATGCATCATCGAGTAGAAACAATGCTCGCAAACGTTATAGAGGTCAAGGCAAAGGTTAATTTAACGCCTAAATAAATATACGGCGGTATATTAGAATGACCCTCAAGAAAATCACGTCAAAAGAAGTAAAATACTCAAAGTCTTTTAAAGATTTTGGTATTTCTTTTGCTAGAAATAAATTTACTGATGACGTGAGTGTTCTTACTAATGAAAATGCGATTAAGCAATCAGTCAAAAATTTAATTATGACTGTTCCTGGTGAAAAACCTTTTCAACCCTTGATTGGATCTAGGGTTTCTGAATTATTATTTGAACCCCTAGATGCATTTACTATAGATGCAATTAGAGAAGAAATTGAGATTACTATAAAACAATTTGAAAAAAGAGTTCGTCTCAATAAAATTGATATTGTTCCAATTTATGAGAACAACAAAATTTCTGTTACTATAGTTTATAAGATAATTGGTATACCGATCAACGAATCGATTTCATTTGTTTTACAGAGACCCGAATAATGCAACCAAATAATTTAACAGCATTAGATTTTGAAGACATTAAGTCTTCAATCAAGTCTTATCTAAGAACTAGGGAAGAGTTTACAGATTACGATTTCGATGGATCGTCTCTTTCGTATCTTATTGACACATTAGCATATAATACTTATTATTCTGCATTTACTGCCAATATGGCAATGAATGAAGCATTTTTGCCGTCTGCAACTTTAAGAGATAATGTAGTTCAGGCAGCAAAACTTTTAAATTATACTCCAAAATCAATTAGGTCATCTAGGGCCTGTTTAAAGTTAGATATAAACACTGTATTGGTTGGTGGATTCTACCCTTCTACTATTACGATTAAAAAGGGTGCTATTTGTACTGGTGGTAATTATATTTGGAATATTATCAATGATATTACAACATCTGTAAATCCATCTACTGGTGCAGCATCATTTGATAATGTTGAAATCTATGAAGGTGCATTAATCAATTATAGTTATATTGTTAACACCTTTGCAAAACAAAGATATATTCTTCAATCTCAAGATGCTGATATTTCTACTCTTTCAGTAAGAGTAAAAGCAAACGAAACATCTGTTACTTCTGACTTATATTCTAAAGTTGAAAATATTACTAACTTAACTTCTCAAACTAGGGCGTATTTCCTCTCTGAGACGGATGATATGCGATATGAGGTTAAGTTCGGTGATGATGTTGTAGGACGTTCTGTGAAGGATGGAGAGGTCGTAGAACTGACGTATATCACTACTTCTGGCGTTGAAGCAAATAATGTCCAGGCATTTGCGTTTATTGGTTCTGTAACGGACTCTAATGGTAGTGGATATACACCAAATGCTTTTGATATGACAATAAAAGCAAAATCTCAATTGGGTACTAATCCAGAATCTGTAGAATCTATTAAATTTAATGCACCTAGAGCATATTCTGCTCAATATCGAGCAGTTACAGCGCAGGATTATGAAGTAATTACTAAAAATCTTTATGATAATGCTCAAGCAGTTGTTGCATACGGTGGAGATTCGTTAAATCCTCCAATTTATGGAAAAGTATTTGTTGCAATTAAAACTAGAACTGGTTCATTGTTAAATGACCAGACTAAAAAGTCTATTTCTGAACAGTTAAGACAGTATTCAATGGCAGCTATTGAACCTGTAATTAGAGATCCAGACAATATCTATGTAAATCCTAAAATATTTGTTACATACGATACTGGTTGTGGAGCAACTAGTACACAAATTAAAACTGATATTTCAGGTTCTGTTAATCAGTGGGCGACTCAAACTCAAATTAATAATTTTAACGCAACATTTAGTTCACAATCTTTAGAAAGAGCAATTGTTCTTTCTAATAAGTGCATTAGTGACGTGTCTCTACAGATTACGGTGTTAAAATATATTAATCCAAATACTAACCAAACTAACACTTATTGCATCAGTACTGGTTCTCCAATTTATAATAGTGCTCCATCTCAAGATGCCGATGATAATACCGAATGTAAGAAGGAACCTGTCATTCAATCTGGCAATTTCCGAACTTCTGATAGACCTGGTGTTGACCAGCAGTTTGAAGATGATGGTTATGGCAATTTAAGAACCTATTACAATTCGGGAAATAGAAAAGTTTATACTAGTAATTCTGCAGGAACTGTAAATTACTCTACTGGTGAAATTTGTTTTGGTCCAATTAGTGTTATCAATACGGGAGATGGTGTCCCCCCTGATGATGCAATTGTTGTTACCGATGTGAGCACTGGATCTGGTGCAGTCGCTGATGCTACATTATTGAGCGATGGACTACAAATCCCTGTATTGGTAATTCCTTCAAATAATTCAGTTATTCCTGGTTCTGACCCTGGAACAATCATTAATATAGTCAATCCTGAAATTTCAGTATCCCCAATTGGAACTCAATTGCCATCTACAATCCCACTAAATAGTTTGACGCCTAAGGTATATAATGTAATCCCAACAACTATTGATGTTGGTGATATCGATAACTCTGGTTCTCTAAACACATCCGCCTGTTTCACGTAGTTAGATGAGTATTAATAAGGTCTCTCAAGCAATTCCTAATCAACTCCCTGGGTTTATTGGGTCTGAATATGAATTGTTCTCGAAATTTATTGAGTATTACTACAAATCCCAGGAGAAAACGGGATTAGGACAAAACATTCTTAACAACTTTTTAAATTACTTAGATATCGACAAATTAGATGTTGATATCTTAGATGGAAAAACGAAGGTTTCTCAAGTTATTGGTACAACAGATGATGTAATTTCTGTTGAAAACGTCGAAGTTTTCTTAGAAGAGAATGGAAGCATTCTGATTGGTGATGAAGTTATTTTTTATGAAAAAAGTCAATCCTCACCAAATATTTCATTAGGTCCTGGCATTTCTTACGACCAGGTTAAATTAAAATGGGTAGAACTACAAAGTCCACTTAGATTATTTGATGGCACTACTAGAAGTTTTGAATTAACTTCTCAAGATAGACCAATTGTTCCTCCAAGTGCAAAACATCTCATTGTTCGGATTTATAATGAATATCTCATTCCCGACGTAGATTTCACTGTAGACAATGGGAATATTGTATTTACTACCGCACCAAGAGCAGTTGTTCCTGCAGATAGCGAAGAATTATCTAGTATCAATTTTCTCAGCGGTTTTGTAGAAAATAGTATTGCTACTCTAGACAACATTTCGCCATCTTTTGGTGATGGTGTCAAAGAATTTAGAATTACTAATAATTCATTACCATATATTCCTGAGTCCGATGAATATATTCTTGCATATTATGATAATGAGTTACTTGTACCCAAAAAAGATTTTGTTTTTGATAAAGATTTATTCATCTTTAGAAACTTTGCTCCTCTTAGCGGCAGAAGTTTAACTTTACTTTCTATTGAAGCACCGATTCCCTCTTTTGGTTCTGGAGCATCTGCGTATGCAAGAATTGATGATAATGGGGCTCTTACCGCTGTTAAAATTAATAATACGGGTTCTGAATATAGATTTGCAAATCCTCCTAAAATCACAGTCAACTCTACTGGAGATGTTGGGTTAGGTGGTGCAGCAGAAGCATTAATTAATGGAATTAAAAATTTACAACTTCTTAGCGGTGGCAGGGGATATAGTGAAACAAATCCACCTATTGTAAACATTGAATCGCCAACTCTGGCAGATTCTGTTGATGCTTCAATCAAAGCAACAGTAGTTGATGGAAGTATTTCCCAATTAGACCTGGAAAGTTCTGGTAGCGGATATACATTCATTCCAAGAATTACATTCAAGCAACCAGGTGGAGCAGAAGTAGGTCCTGTAACTATTGTTGATGGGAGTATTTCTGGTGCAATTCCTATTATCTCTGAAGGTGAAGGATATGGTACACCACCACTAATTTATATTGATGCACCAACTGGAAGTAATCCAATTAATCCATCGTTTACTACGGTAATTACTGATGGAAAATTAACTGGTGTTGTCATCAATAATCGTGGACAAGGATACACCACTACACCTAGAATTAAACTGATTCAACCAACAGGTGCTCAAATATTAGAGAGTGTAATTGATATTGACGGAAGACTTACATCCATTGAACTACTTGACGGTGGCAATGGTTATGAAGATGTACCTTCTGTGTATATTATTGATAGTGGAACTGGTACAGGTGCTACTGCAGTAGCGTCTATCTTTAATGGTAGAATTACTGATATCAACATCACTAACTTTGGTTCTGGATATGATAGTTCAAATCCCCCTGTAGTTCTTATTCAAAGTCCACCTGAAGGACAAGCATCTTGTGAGATTGGTGTAAATGAGATTACAGGGTTTGCTGTCCTCCAATCGGGTAGAAACTATAACAAAGCACAGTTCATTGGGTGTGCAAGGGCATCTAGTGGCATTACATCGTATGATGAAGAAGGTAATGCAGTATTTTCTGCAAATACTGCTGCTGCCACTGCTGAAGTAGGTGCAGAAGTAAAATGTCTAGATGCACTGTTTATAAAAAGATTACTTGACAAGTATGTCGAACAATATCTTCCTGACGTACCAGAACTTGACTATAAGTCAATTGATGTTAGAACATCAATTAAGACTATTAAAAGATTCTATGAAACAAAAGGTACTGAATTTAGTATTGCATACTTATTTAAGTTATTGTACGGAGAAACAGTTGATGTTTCTTATCCTAAAGACCAAATTATCAAACCATCAGCAGCAACTTGGTCTATTAACACCATTTTGCGTGCAACCTTAGTTAGTGGTGATCCTAGAAATATTCAAGATGCGCTAATTTCACAATCTGCAGATATTGCTGACGTGAATGTACAAGATGCGAGTGCTCTTGTAGAAAATTACATCGCAATCAATACTTCAAATACTACAATCTATGAATTAGTTCTTTCTGAAGAAACTATTGCAGGTTCCTTCATTGTTCCTTACAAAACAAAACTTGCAGAACCTTTAGATGGAGAAACCAGTATTATTACTGTTGACTCTACTATTGGTTGGCCAGAAAGAAATGGTGAATTTGTAATTGGCACCACAGAAGTAGTTCGTTATAAAGAAAAATCTTTAAACCAGTTTATTGAGTGTACTAGAAACTTTGCTGGTTCGATTGGAGCAGATCCTAAAGTCTGGGATTCTGCAACAGAAGTTACTTCCAATTTCAGAGTGTATCTGAACAAAGGAACGCTTCAAGAAGTTGTAATGAACATTGTTGGTATTGTTGATGCCCAACGAACAAATCTTACTGACAGTGGTTCTTACTATCTTCCAGGTGATAAATTGACTGTTGCCAAACTTGGCGGCACTAGTCAGGAATCTTTATTGACAACCTGGTTGTATAATGTCAAAAAACTGATTAGTATTTCAGGAATCACTTTTGGTGGAGATAATAATCAATCGGCAACTGTAACTTGTAATAATCCTCATGGAGTATTAGTCGGAGATCAAGTTACCATTTATGGTGCAAATCCAATCATTTATAATGGAACATTTGAAGTAACTTCTAGAGATAGCGATCTTGTCTTCCAGTATCTCCTTCCACAACCAGCGTTGGTTGCTCCTCAAGGAAATATTTTGGTGTCTGTTGACTTGAATAAAGGCAAGTCTACAGATACTGCAATTAATAAAAATATTTCTGTATACACTACAAACGTACTGAATTCATTCTTTAATGATAATTATGTTTATGTTGCTTCAACGGGTATTCCCAATTATAATATTGGACCTTTTCCTGGGTCTGCTTTGTTACCAGGGAATCAACGTAAACTGAATAGATTTCCAAAATCTACAACTACAATTTCAACTAAGAGTTTAATTGCTCCAGGTCCTATTGGTACTTGGGTTAATGGTGTATCTGTTTGGTCTTATAAGTCTGTATTATCAAAAACTTTTGGACCCTTAACATCCATTGGGATTGTAAATGCAGGTAAAAATTATGACGCAGCATCTCCACCAAGTTTAACTATTTCTGATGGTGGAGGAAGTGGTGCAGCGGCAACTGTTGTTGTAAATGGATCTATCAGCGATATTTCTGTAGATACTCCTGGTTCTGGATATACAAGTTCTCCTCTCATCTCCATTGTTGGTGGTGGAGGAAGTGGTGCAGCGGCAACTGCTATCATTACAAAAGGACAAGTTTCTAACATTTTAATCACTAATGGTGGTTCTGGATATACTTCACAACCATTTATTACTATTGTTGGTGGTGAAGGTACTGGCGCAACTGGAACAGCATCTGTTCGTGGTCCTATCAAAGAAGTCAATATTTCATCTCAAGGTAGTTCATACACTTCTCAACCTACAGTATCATTGAGTTCTGGTTCTGGTGCTGTTGCTCAAGCCATTATCAATAATGGAAGGATTATTTCTGTAGCAATTATTTCTGCTGGTTCTGGATATACTACAGCACCAGAAGTTCAAATCCAAGGTGTTGGTTTTGGTGCTGAGGCTAGAGCAATTATTGATACTGCTGGGGAAAATGCTGGTAGAGTTACTAGTATTGAACTTTTAAACAGGGGCATTAACTATGTTCAAGGAACTACGGTCATTACTCTAGTTTCTGTTGGTAGTGAAGCACAATTTGATGCAAACGTATTCCAATGGACATATAACCTACAAGAATCTGCTACTTTTGATAGTTCTCAAGGGGCAGTGTTTGAAGGATATAATAACCAGTATGGTGGAGAGTATGCACATTTATCAAATCCACAAAGACTCAGATTCATTCTTGGGGATAATCTAGTTAGTACTAATGGTGTTATCACTGAAGCATCATTAGAATCTAATAATGATCACTCTCCTATTATTGGTTGGGCATTTGATGGAACTCCAATATACGGACCCTACGGGTATGAAGATCCTACAGATCAATCATCCAATGTTATTAGAATCTCTACTTCTTACAGATTAAAGTCTGATTTAGTTCTTAGTTCTTCAAATCCATCTCCTGTTAGAACTGAAGGTTCCCTTTTAAGTGTCGATCCTGCAGGAACTTTTGTTGAAGATTATGAATACGTCTTTGGTTTGGGAGCTTTAGACCAATATAACGGTCGTTTCTGCAAAACACCCGAATTTCCAGACGGCACATATTGCTATTTTGTTACTATTGATTCTACTGAAGCAGGTAATGCTACATATCCCTATATTATTGGTCCTAGTTTCAATTCTATTGTAGATAATTTAAATCTTTCCGAATCTGCTATTCAGCAGAATATTCCAACAGGGGTTGTACGTTATCGCGATCCTTATGAAAATGTTGATATTGATGTTGAAAGAACTCCCAATGCGTCTACAAATTCATTAACATTGGAAGATGGCACATTACTTCTATTTGATGTTGAAGATGAAAATAGAGATGGGATCATCTCTCAAGATGAGACTGATGACCCCGATCAAATTTTAGAAGAACCTCCTCTTCAAATTTATGATTATTTCCCTAAGGTAAAAACTGATTCTAAAGTTGATATCGAAGTTGAAACAATTAGTAAATTTGAAAATGCATCTGTAACGGGATTTGTAATTGAAAATGCTGGTGTAAGTTATCAAGTTGACGATAAACTAATTTTTGATAATTCTGAAACAGGTGGTAGTGGTGCATCTGCTAGAGTTTCTAAGATTAAAGGTGAATCTATCACATCTTATGATTTTGAATATAAAAATTCAGAAAACTATGGTGTTATTCAAACATCGGTTCCCCATAATCTTATTATTGGAGATAGTATTTTTGTTGATTATACTGAAAATATAGAGACCACAAATAAGCAATTTGTAGTCAGACAACTTAAAGGCATTGAGACGATTAATATCACTCAATCTGGTAGTGGTTATAATGAAGATATTCCCCCAACTATTATTATTGATGGTGATGGGGTAAGTGGAGAGTTGGAAGCAGTTGTTGATTCAGTTGGTTCTGTTAGCAAGGTTACCATTGTAAATTCTGGCAATGGATATACAACCAACCCAAGAGTTATACTTTCTCATCCTCAAGTATTCAAAAAATCTGATTATTATATCACTTCGATATCGAATGAAGATGATGTAATTATTAATGACACTTTTATTTCTGAAAGTAAAGAATCCTACATTTGTGGTAAAACTACGGATAGTAGTGGAGATACAATTGCTATTATCTCAAAACTTTCTGTATCTGGTGTTAGTGAGTGGAATAAAACTTTAAAACTTTCTTCGGGTCTTGCCTACACAGAATTTCAAAGTATTTACGTCGAGAATAAAACTATTTGGGTCGTAGGTATTAATAAACCAAATGCTGCTATTTTAGATGCATATAATCCCGATATTATAATTTGTAAGTATACAGAATCTAATGATGGATTGTCTGCAACTTTAGAGTGGCAAAGAGCATATGCTGGTATTTCTGGAGGAACTCGTTCTGATAATGTAACTAAGATTCTTAGATATGGAACTGATAGTTTAATTATCTCTGGATATACAAATACAAACTCTACAAATCCATACGATGGTTTCATTGCAGTAATTGATTCTGCAGGAACCTTTAGTGTAAAGAGAAAACTTACATCTAATACCCAGAATGAAAAGGTTCTTGATATTATTTTAGGGTCTGATGGTCAACCATACTTCTTAATGGAGACATCTACAGGGGTTGCTGAGGCAGATAAAGATCTCGTCTTTGGTAAAGCATTAGTAGGGATTAGTAGTATTGATATTTCTTGGATTAGAAAAGTCTCTAATAACGTATACAGTCTATTAAATCCTAGTATTGCAATTGACGAATTTGATGAATTATACGTCTCTGCGACTCTCCAATTAAAATCTAATGATATTAATAGGGAAAGTTTCTGGGTTGGTAAATTCAAATCTTCTGATGGTGTTAGTATTTGGAGTTATTCGTATGCTGTTCCTGGAAGAGATATTAACTTGGTGCCAAGAGCAAAAATTGATATTTTTGGACATTTAAACCTAGTTTACACCAGGGTAGATAATACTACAGAAAAACAAACTGTTGCTAATGTTAAAATTGATTATAAAGGTAAAATCTTAACTCATACAGTTAATAGTTTTACTGAAAATAATGTTGAAGGTATTGTAGCCGAAACCTTGAATGTTGATAATTCGGGCGATGTCTACATTGGTGGTCAAACGTATTGGAATAGGAATGAGGGTATCTTCGAGTTTGATACCGATCTTTCTGATACGACAGGTCATCATACAATGACCACTCTTGGATTGAATGGTTCTATTGCTGTAGATGGTACTGGTGGATATCTTAAGATATATGGATTCCAAACTGGACAGAGTTCTACATGGGAAAATTCGGCAGCAAAAATTCCTGGTTCTAGTCTAGGTAACAATCTTGGTGGCGATTTTACTATCGATTTCCTTATCTACAAGGATGATGACAATAGCAATGCCGATACTCTCAATGCAGACTACAATACTTTACTTGCGATTGGTGACGGTGAAGATACAACAGGTGGTGTTTGGTTATACTACAATACTGATGGTAGTGCAAACGAAGGTAGATTAGAATTAGTTGTAACTGATAATACCAATAAATTTAGTGGAGGAGTTGCTGCAGTATCGTCACAAACAGGATTGTTTGCTAATGACACTTGGCAATTAATATCACTAACTAAAACGGAAAATCTATTTAAAGCTTATGTAAATGGCATTGAAGTTATTAGTGGTACTGTTGCTAATACTCAATTAGGTTCTAAGGATATTCATTTTGGTAATGCTCCAGGATTTACTACATCTGGTGCTTTCAATTCTGATAATCAAGGTCAATTCTTCCTTGATGATATTCGCATTAGGAATCGTTATGTACTTCCTACTGCCCCTACAGATTTTGGAAATCCTTTAGCTCTTCCTGTTGCAGATGCAGTTCCTCTTGCATATACCTGGACCGATACTACTTGGTTTACTGAACAGCAAGATAGATACGATCTTATTGCTTATAATGGATTTGTATTAAAGACTGATAAAAATTCTGATGCCACTAGATTGGGTGTAACAGCAGCTGGCGCAAATACTCAACTTGGATGGACCAGAACTGCAGTTACACCTGTAACTGAAAATGCAATTACAATGGTTAATGTTGGTTACAGTTTAGGTGACCCAGGATTGCAGTCGCTTGATTACAGCGAAGTTGCAACAACTATGACAGAAAATACCACAACTGTCACGTACTCCAGAGATATTTGGAGTTCTAGAACCGCTACAATTCCATCTCCAGGTTCTCAAAAACTTAAGGTTGAGGCATCAGTTGCCGATAGATACTACTTCAAAACATTCAATACAGTTAAAATTGACAATATTCAAGAGTTAACTATTAACCAGGGATTCAATTTTACAGTAGGGTCAAAACTTGAACTTCGTACAGGAAGCACTTTTGTCAATAGTGGATATATTACATCAGTAGATTCAACCAATAATAAAGTCTACTTGGCAGTTAATAATAATTCATGGACGAATGATACTAATATTGGAAACTTAGCAACAGTACAATTTAATGAGCAAAGCACATATGGTCTAGTAGGTATTATTCCAAGCGACATTAACGATATTTTATATACGTTCCCTCAAGTAGTTAATACTACACCAGGAACATTTGATATCGATCTTTCTACTTATGACGCTCCTAGTATTATTGGGGGAACCAATAATCTTGACGAGTTTGCTCATTTTAAAGATTATGCCGATGATGACTATTCAATCAGAATTGATGAAGTCTCGGGTTCATCTGCATTTGTTGTTGGATCTGTTGTTAATGTAAGTTCTGGTGATGTATCTTACAATTCAGCATACTCAACGATTCAAATTACAAATCTTACGGGTGTAACTAAGATTACCTTAATTGCTAATCTCTCTAAGATTTTACAAGTAACTGCAGTTTCAAATAGCGATAGTGTATATGTCATTAGTGACTCTTTACATTATTTGACTGTTGGTCAGCAAATGTTCATTGATGGCAATCCCACAAGAACGGTAAATTCACTGACTTATGATGAATATGATGGTTCCTTCCCAGTAGAAAGAGTTATTAGTCCAATCGAATTTACCTACAAACTACCTACAGTAGCAGTATCTTCTCCTGCAGATAGTGCAGCACTGGTTAACTTCTTTATTAAATCACCTGTTTTGAAAATGTATTATGGTCATCAGTATTTGTTTGACTTAAGTCATTCTTCACTGGTGGGTGGAAACTTATCTTTCTCTAAAGACCCTCTGTATAAGTTGGAGTATTCCTTTAACTCTATCGAGAGAGTTGGAACTCCAGGTGTTACTGGCGGCGGTGCGCCAACACCTACAGTAAAACTAAAAGTGGAACAGGATGTTATTACTAATATTTCCTACTACTTTGATCCCTCAAGAACAGGTGCAGACTCTCCTGTTATTGGAGATAGTTATCTTGATGTTACATTCTCTCCATACGTTGGTACATTTGTAGTTACTGATACTTCTGGAGGAACAATTACTAGTGGAGATAACGTTTTTGAATTCAAACTGCTTAATCAACCAGAAGGTGCAGCAACCATTCTCAATTCTACTTACACTACAAGTTCTAAGAAAGCAGTTGGTTCTATTGGCGATATAAGAATCGTCAATTCTGGTGGATTCTATAATAAATTGCCTATTATTAATACTATTCAATCGACTAGAAACATTGAGAGAGTTAGCATTAATGCCCCTGGTACTGAATATGCAGTTAATACTTATTCGGGTGTTCCTATTTCTGGTGATGGCGAAGGCGGTCTTGTAGAAATTGTAGTTGCTGACGGAACAGATGATGAAGGGGGAGCAATTCCTGGTCAAATTCAAAGAGTAACTGTCACGAGTCCTGGTAAAGGATATACCACAGCAACAATTGATATTGAATCAATTTCTGGAATTCTTGGTGCTGGATTGACAGGTTCGGGTGCTGAATTGGAGGTTGTTATCCCATCCTTTGGTACAGGTGCTTCTATCTTTACTTTAGGTACTGAAATTGGTAAGATTAAAAATCTTAAAAATAACAACTTTGGTTTTGACTATCCTCATGATTACACTTTAAGACCTGAAATTTCGTTCCCAATTAACGCTCAACTAACCAATACTAGTATTCTTGATAATATCGCTGTTACAGACCCTGGTTCTGGTTATACCCAAGCACCAACAGTTGTTATCACAGGTGGTGGTGGAAGTGGAGCAATCGCAGAAGCAACCATTAAGAATGGTAGATTGAGTACAATTGAAGTTAAAGACCCTGGATCAGGATATTCTTCAGAACCCACAGTTCAACTTAAATCTTCCTTTAACTATACTGTTAACCAAGACTTGGGATTATTGCAGTTTGCTTTCCCTCATGGAATCCAAAATGGTGCTGAAATTACTTTGGCAGTAGTTGATATTGGCGATGGCGCAGAACTTCCTATTGCATCTGGTGCTGTCGGTAGACTTACTACAACGAATACTTATTATGCTATTGCTGGTGCTGCAAACTCTCTTGAGGACGATCAGTTAAAAATTGCAATTACATCAGCAAACGCAGAATTGGGTGATGCATTATCATTCGTTAATCCTGGTACTGGTCGCCAACAAGTACTTACTTTCTCCTTCGGTGGTGCTGCAGTTGGTAATGTTATAACGTCAACCTTCTTAGAAGGCGAACTAGTTTACCAAGGCGATGCATTAGAAACAGCAACAGCAACTGGATATGTTTCTACTAACTCTGGATGGCAAGTTGGACCTAGAATTCTTAAGATTGTTGATTATACAGGAACCTTCAATTTAAATAATAGCGTTACTGGCGTTATTTCCAAGTCTTCTGGTAATATTTCTGACCTGAAGATTGCAAGAGGTGTTCTTGAAGTTGGTCCTATTACTAAGACGACAGGTCAATTTATTGATGATGTTGGTAAACCTTCTGAGATTGTACAAAAGATTCAAGACTCGTATTACTATCAAGATTTCTCTTATGCAGTTAAGTCTTCAGTATCAATTAGTGAGTGGAAAGATATTCTAATTAGAAATGTTCATCCAGCATCCTTTAAGGTTTTTGGCGAACTGAGTATTAATGAATTTACTACAATTCCTAATAAGGTAACTGATTTTGAATTAACCAAGTCCGTTGAACTTGCTAATGAGGCAATTGTTCCTAATATTCAGAATTTCACTCTGGTAGAACCGATTTATGAAGATTTCAATAATAGTGAAATTCTTTTCCGTCAAAAAAGACTAACTTCTTCGGAGAATATTCTAACTTCGGTTGTTCAAAGAATTGATGATGTCTCCAATCTTTTTGATGGCGTTAGAACAGCGTTCCCACTCACTGTAAATAATGGTCAATCAGTTATTGCAAATGCAAATCAATTGATGGTTATTTTGAATGGTGTTGTACAAACACCAGACACTTCCTTCCAAATTCAAAGTGATTCTATTGTATTTGCTGAAGCACCTCAACCTCCCGCAAGTGTTAAGTATGTAAATGTTGAAATTTCTCAGATTGCTACTATTAGTATCGAATTTACTAGTATCAGTGGTATTTTCCCTCTTGTAGGTAATTCTATTAATGGTGTTAGTTCTGGGTCTAGACTCACAGTAACCTCAGTTGTTGGTAATACAATATTTGGATTCTTTACTGAAGGAACTCAATTCCTTGCTAGTGAACTGGTTCTGGGTAATGTTACTGGATTTAGTGCATTATTTGCAAGTTCGACAGCAGTTGTGAATAATGGGTTGTTTATCTTTGGCGAATCTATTAAGAACTTGACAGGTGATATTGCTACTGTTGAAGATGTCAATCTTGAGAAAGGTGCAGAAACACCTGTTGCTAAGTTGCGCTATACTGTAGGTATTTCTACTACCGATTTGGAAGTTATTGCAACAGATTCGGATTTAAATAATCCAGCAGCTGTTCCAAGCGATGCATTTGTAGTTGGTGATAACTATCAAATCGGAAGTGAGATTGTAGAAGTTAATTCTATTACTACTAATTCAGAATCTACGACTATCAATGTTACTAGAGCGCAGTTAGGAACCACTTCTTTACAACATCAAGAGAATTCTCCTTTCTACGGCACAAATATTACTATTACTAATGACCTCATTTTAAGCAAGACTACAGGTACATATCAATCCACTCCTGGATTATTTGATATTCAATTGAATGATGTTATTATTGCTTCACAATCTGGTGTTGTTGCTAGAATCACATCTACCGCACCGTATACAGACCCAACTACTTTAGAAGTAGTTGAACAAGTAGAAATTTCTGAAGGTTCTACATTCTTCGGTCTGTTGTTTGATAGAATTGCTTCTATTACATATCCTAATGTTGTTATTGATGATGTCTCAAGGTCTCAAGTTTCTATTGTTGAATTTGGTGATAATGTAACCGATTTCAATAGCAAATTCCCTGAAAATGAAAATGTAAATCATTATGTAATTCCTTATGATACTGCTTCAGGTGCTTTGACCGAAGGTGAGTACATTAGAAACTACAAATTAGAATTTGGTAACGAAAGTGGCAATTTCACTGATAATGAAGATCTTTCTGTAAGAAAACTTTCATTAACTAATGAATTCGGAAATGGATTCTTTAGCGTTGGACAAACTATTCGTACTAGAGACACTAAAGCAGAAGTTATTGGATTTAATCAAGCACAAAGTTTGGTTTACCTTGGTAAAGTTGGTAATAGTTTAACGTCTGGAACAGATGCTCATACAGTCAACTTTAATGCTGGTGCTCAAATCAATACTTACAATAAAAAGTATGGTTCTGGTTCTCTTGCTCTGTCTAAAGGAACTGATGTTCATGCATTTGTAAGTGGAACTGCAGATTCTATTTCTGATGGGTCTCTTACATATACTGCAGCTACAGGAACAACATATGACCCATTTACTGGAGTCTTATTGTTAGAGATTGGTTCGCACGCACTTACCACGTCGGATACAGTAACTATTACCGATAATACACTTACATTCACTTGTGGGTCTGATAATAATACTAATAATTACACATATCCTCGTTCTAGTGATCCTGCCTCTGGTAGTGCTCGTGCTATTAGTGCAGTTACCGCTACCACAATTACAGTTAATGTAGGCGCAATTCCTATTGATGAATATCTAGATATTGCAACATCATCTAATTTTGGTTTTGGTACAGGTGAGTTCACTGTTGAATGTTACATCAAAACAACTACCATTGCTGCAGGAACAAAAGTTATTTGCGACTTTAGGTCTGCGGTTGGTGATGCTGCAGCACAGTTGGTTCTTAATGGCAATACTATTCAGTACAATAGAACTAATGGTGGAATCACTATCAATGGCACTACAACGCTCCTAGTAGACACTTGGTATCATGTTGCAGTCTCTAGAACTGCAGGTGTTGTTAGACTGTATTTGGATGGTGTACAGCAAGGTACAGACACCGCTGATGTCACCAATTATGGAACAACTAGACCTTTGTATATTGGTTCTGATTACACTGGTAGTAATAATTTTGCTGGATACATTGACGAATTCAGAGTTTCCAATATTGGTCGCTATGCTACTGCCTTTACTCCACGTAATGGCATGTTCCAAGGTGATACAAATACAAAACTATTACTTCACTTTGACGAATCTCAGGGAGCAACATCTGTCCAAGACTGGTCTGGTACTGAAGACTTTACTAAGGGTGAATTCTTTAACAATGATGCAATTAAAGCAACCACAGATGCTAACGGTAGTGCAGTAGTTGCTGGATTTACTGGAAATTCTCACAGATACTTGGATGCTGCAACTTTATTAGAGAAGAATAAAAACTTCATTGCTAAAGAAACAGTTTACCTCCTAACCCAACAGTATCCTTCTCTAACAATTCCAGGTGGTAATGTAAATTGTGAAGATGACATTGAGGATATCGTTCAATCTATTGTTGAAGATCTTCGTAACGGTTCAAATAATCATATTTGGGATGCTGCAGCACTTTATGTTGACAGGACAGACCTTAATGCTATAACACTCAACCACGTTGAGACTGAAATTGACGAAACTGTATGGGCATACAATAAAGTTGGAGATATTATTCCATATATTGTCAATAATGTTCTTTGGAGTGTATCTGGTTCTCATGGAGTATCACAATTTACTGATACTACTCTCACAGATTCTGATAATACTGTATACTCGCAATTCACTCCTACAGGAGCAACATACGATTCTGCAACGGGCGAAATGGTTCTGACCATTGGTAGTCATACTTTAACCACTTCGGACCAGATTTCTATTGCTGCAGGAGGTCTTACTTTTACATGCAGTTCTGATAATAATGAAACTCAACATTCATATCCTAGAATTGATGACCCCTTCTACAATAAAGTTCTTGCTATTACTGCAGTAGCTGCTACTACAATTACAGTTAATGTTGGTATTTCTCCTGAGGGTCAAAGATATACTCATGTATTTGTTTCTGCTTCTTCCAATTCTATTAGTAAGTTAAATTATACTACAGGAGATTGTGCTGATGTTAAGACTACGGCAGATAATTTGCTTGATATCGTAATTGATACCTTAACTAACGCTAATCTTGCTACCCCAGTCGATCACCTAGGAACAATCACTAGAGTTGCTCCTACTGTTGAATTTATTGGTGCTACAGTAGATGAATACTTAGAAGTTCCCTTTGATGGCGATTATGTCCTCAATGATAGCGACACTCTCTATACTAATAAAATTGATGAATCTACACAATATAGATTCCGTGATGCTGCAAATCTTATTCGTTACAATAGGACAGCAATTGTTGATAAAGCAGCAGCAGATATGATTTCTAGATATCCAGACCTTTCTCTGGATATGCCAAGAAACACTGATGGTAGTGGTTCTGGAACTGAAAGATGTAAGCAAGACCTTGGATTAATTCTTGATGGTATTGCTGGCGATATTGAAAATGGTGGTAATAAAAAGACACTTACTGCTGGCAAGTTCTACCTAGGTAATAATAATGAAATTCAGCATGTTAGATTGCAGTTATTCCAATCAGTTTATGCTCATGAGCGTCTAGGTTTCTATTCCAAACAAGCAATTACTGGTGACTTAACTTCTGCAAATACTACCGCATTAATTATTGGTGATTGGGGTATTACAAATGATGCAGGTGATTGTGCAAATGTTCAATCTGCAATTGATACTTTAGTTACTCAGATAAATGATCTTATTGCTCCTACTGGTGCTGATTTTGCAACTGCAGCAGATAGATTATACTTCAACAAAGAATATATTGCTTCTGAAGCAACAGGACTCACCGATGCCGAGTTTACTTATATCTTAAATGGTATTACATATAGAGCATTCGATTATCCTGGTGTTGGAACTGCAGGTAAAACAAAATGTGAGAGAGATCTCAAACTCATTCTCCTCAGTGCTATTTCCGACCTTCAAACTGGTGGTACTAATAGTACAATTGAAGCAATTGAATTGTACTTGACTGCAAATCTTTCTATTGACCATATCGAAGAGCAGTTAACATCTACAATTTTTGCAATTGAGAGATTGAGAGCACTTGGCATTTCCGCTATAGAAAATGTTCTTTATAATGCTGGAACCGTAGTATCTGCTGGGCAGTATGCTGCAGTACATACATCCGAATCTGCATATCGTGATGCAATATCTGTCACTGACATTGAACCAGTTAAAGCAAAGTTTGGTGAGTTAATTGATATTGCAGTCAAAATTCTTTCTCCTGCAGGTATCAAAGGTAGATATGCTGCTCAACAGATTCTATTCAATAAAAATTACTACAAGACAGAACTTGCGTTAACAATTAACAGTGAGTTTGGAGTAGGCACTTGGGTTTATGATGATTATGTTGATGGAATTATCGACAATCTCTCTCATGATTTTGTAATTACCGATGTTACTTCTGCTAATACTCAGCAATCAAGAAGAATTTCTGTTACCAAACAGGGTGTTATCAGTGAACTGCAGTTTACTTCAGGTGCTGGTTATAGAACCACTCCTACAGTTACAGTCCCTGCACCTGTATCTGGTGGAGTTACAGCAACAGCAACAGCGGTATTAGAGGAATCTGGTTTAATTGATACTATCACTATTAATACTGGTGGTTCTGGATTTGATATGCCTCCAGTTGTTACCATGACTGGATCTAATGTTCCTAATGATGGTATTACTGCAACTATTTCGGGAGGTGTTGTTGATTCTCTTACCTATGATGGTCGAGTATTCGATGCTGATGATTTTATTGGATTTGGTAGTGGTACTGAAGTTACCGATAGTGGTTCTGCTATTGGTAGTGTTGGCGGATTTAAGACTGGAGTCAGACATATTAAGTTTGGTGCTGCAAGTGGTACTCGTGAAGCAACAGTATCTGATACTAATACCGAAAACTTAGACACTATCAGAGTATATGTCATTGCTGGTACTGGTTCTAATGGTGCTTCTGCACCTGGTGATAATGAAGACTTGAAGTTCCAATATTCTACTAACCAGGGTGGTACTTGGACTGATGCTGCAACCTTGATTTACGGCGGTTCTAATGGTGGTGCAGCAAACTACACTAATTTCTCCACACTAACTCCAGTTACTGTAGCAGTTCCTGTTGCTGCAAAAACTGAGGCAACACGATTTAGAATCATTCAACCAACTTATACTGATGGATTCTTATATGATCACTATGCTGTTACTAGACTTGGTTTAGCAAGCAATAGTAAGAAATTTGAAGGTACAGTAACTCTTAGTTTCGCTAATTCCCCTTCTGATTCTGGAACAACTGTCGATCCCACAGCAACATTTAGCACTTTAAGAGCACTTGAAAATATCATTATTACCGAACGTGGTAGAGGATATGTTCCTGCAACTCCTCCAACTGTTACGATTAGTGGCGGTAATCCTGATACTGCAGCAACGATCACAAACGTTAACGTTGTTCTTGATACTGCAAGATTTGCTAAAGGAGAAACTGTTACTTCTAGTGGTGGTGGAACCGCAACTGTCTTAGAGGATGTTGAATCAGTAATCTTTATTGGAAGTATTACAGGCACACTATTTGCTGATGCAGATACTTTAACTGGAGGCACTAGTGGAACGGTTGCTGACATCAACGCTAGTGGAGTTGGTGCTGAGTTTGATTATTATACTAATGTTGGTAATATTCAGACATTTGCTGATGCTAGATTGATTACTTCTCCAATTGAAGGAGAATTCTCAACTACAAACCTGTTTACTAATCCTGAAGCATTCCAAGTTAACTGGGGTCAGACTAGAACAACATATGCTGCTAATACTGCGGTATCACCAGATGGCACACTTACTGCAGATAAACTAAGAGCAACTGCTGATAATGATACTCATATAACCTTTAGAGATTATGCGCTATCTTCTTCCAATACATTCGATGATGGAAGTCTCACATTTGATAATGCATCCAACTCTTTTGACGAAGGTTCCTTTAGTGAAGGCGAATCACAAACTTATACAATATCTACCTTCATTAAGAAGGGTGAATATGAAAATGTCAGATATGACGTAACATTAGATATCGGAACTGCTGGTCAGCAGAGATTATTCTTTGATATCGATCTTAACAATGGTGATATTGGTTCTATCTTCCAACCTGAGGGTGGAATCATTGTTAAAAACAGAGAACTATTAACTGTTAAAGAAATTACAGTTAATACCAGAACTGCTATGACAGGAACTTATACAGGAGTTACTGGTTCATCAATTGGTGGATTGGGTGGTGTATTTGATATTGTTATTGACCATGAGAACGCACCGAATACTGCAGTAATTACCATTACTGATGGCGGTTCCGAATGGATTCTGGATTCTGAAATACTGATTGATGGTGTTAGTATTGGTGGCGTATCAGGTCAAGATAATTTGACATTCCAGGTTGCTACTACAGAACCTACAGGTGTGTCGGTTATTCCTTATGGTAATGGGTGGTTTAGAGTTTATGCAACTATTGAATTCTCATTCGGATTTAGTAGTATCAGAAATCAAATTATCATGCGAGGTCCTACTAATAACCCCACATTTGCAGGAAATGGTAATGACGGCATTTATCTTTGGGGTGCTAAACTCAATAAGGGATCATTTGATGCGTATACATCTGTTGGTGGCGAGGTATTCTATTCTAATTCAGAATATAACGCTAAGAGATATACTTTAGAAGTCCTAGAATCATATCTAGAATCTGCACTTGACGGAACCTTAACTTCTCCAGCACCACAATCAACATTCTTGGCATTTGATAATGCTACTTGGAGAGCGGGATATGAAACCGACCCATTCTTAAGAATTGCTAGAGAAAATATAGACTTCTTCAGACAGCAATTAGATAATGCAACATATTATGTTAGTATCACTCAAAACAGTGGTATTGTAGTTCCATCTAAGGAATATGGCATTACATACGTTCCTCCTGGAATTTCTGGTGGTCTTGGTAGAGCAGACTTCTTCTATGGTTTGTATAGTGATACCAATGCTGAAATTAAGAGAGTCAATGTAAATGAGGCGAAAATCGCTAAAGTTTATAAGAGATTCCGTATTGATGGGGATATTACTGATGGTCCATTCACGATGGGTGAAGCAGTTCAGAAACAGGGTGATGCCACTATAACTGGTACAGTATATCAATTCCATGAAGATGAAAATTATAAGTATCTGGATGTTGAAGTTACAGCAGGAACCTGGCAAATCTCTGATATTATTGAAGGTCAGGCAAATACTACTACGGCAACGTTGAGTTCAATTGAAGATAGACTACATGTTATTAAACTTGTAGGTGATTTTACTGATAATATTCCTTTCCTTGGTTATACTTCTGGTCAAACAGCACAACCTACAGCATTCTTGAAAACTGAAGCAGCAGTTCTTGATAATTCTGGTGGTAGATTGACTGTAGATACTGAGACATTATTGGGTGTCTTTGATAAAACCGCTGTTGTATATGGCGGCACAACTGACTTATACCTTGAAGTTCAGTCATATCAAGGACTCGACGTTACAATTGGAGATAGAATTATCTCGGGTGGTTATGTTCGCTTGGGTGTAAATAGTGCCGCTGATTTCACTGTAGGCAATTATGTTTACAAGTATGTTGGTGGTAAGGATGCTAGTAAGCGAGCTATTATTACAGGAGTTGATACTGTCAGTAACTATGTTTATATTGCGCCTATTGATGGGGATTTCGCAATCACCGAACAAATCGCAGACTTTGGTACTGGTGGAGGAGGTGTAAATTATGAAGCACTTGCAACAATATCTACAAAAATCACTGTTGCGGGTGGAGCATCAGCTAGAATTAATAACATCACTGCTGTTGGTATTAATAAGCGTCTCTTCTTAAATGAAATTGTTGGAACTTGGACTGCAAATGATTACGTTATTGCCGCTGACAATTATAAGTCGGTAATTCTAGATCTTGTCAATTCAAATGCTCGCGTCAAGAGAGCATCTAAAGGATTTGATGGTATAGAAACTACCTTCAATCTTACTATCAATAACGGAACATCATATTTACCTGACCCTGCTGGTCATATGTTAATCTTTATCAATGGTATTTTACAACCTCCTGGTGCAGGTAATGCATATAATGCATTCTCCGATAAGATTCAGTTCGCTGAACCTCCTGATATCGGATCTACCTTTACGGGATTCTATGTTGGTAAATTGAGACAACTGGATAATATTGGATTTGAGTTTGATTCTTTACGCCAATCATTTAACCTCAAGAGAGATGAGGTGTTCTATTCATTGACACTTACAGATGGTGTTAGATCTAGTACCATCAGACCAGAAAATAATATCATTGTCTCCTTGAATGGTGTTATTCAAGAACCTGGAGTTGGTTTTAGTATTGTTGGTTCGAGGATTATCTTCTCTGAAATTCCTCGCGTGGGTTCCACATTCGTAGCATTCTCATATGTTGGTTCTGAAGCTGACGTTGATGCCTCGGAAGTTGTTCCTCCTATCGAACCAGGCGATTTCCTTTCTATTGAAGGTGAAACTGAGGACCGCGAGGTTGCAGTTATTGAGTCGTCTAACTCGTTGATTACATTCGATTATCTTGGGTCTGTATTCGGACAAAATGCCGAAGCTACAGCAGTTCTTACTAGTGGATTTATTGAAACCGTTAGCATTACTGCACCAGGTTCTGGTTATACTTCACGACCTGTCGTGAGAGTTGACTCTATTAGTGGATTCAACGCACAGATTAAGGCAATCGTAGGTATTTCTACAGTGGAAGTTAATTCTGGTGGTAGTAGTTACAAGAATCCTGATGTGTTAGTTGAAAGTGAAGTTCCTGATGACTGGACAGCACCAAATCTCGCTGATTACGGTGAAGAGATTATCGATCCTGAAGTCCTTCCATAACATATAAATAACTAAAAACCTACAACGATGACAAAACAATCACTTGGTTTAGGTACTACAGCAAATGACAACACGGGGGATACCCTCCGTGTTGGTGGTGATAAAATTAATGATAACTTTGATGAAATTTACACTGCTTTTGGTAACGGAACTAATCTAACACTTAACGTTAGTAATGCTGCAACAAACCAAGTGTTGAAGTATAACGGAAGCAGCTTTGTACCTGGAGATCTGGGTCTTCTAACAACGGCACTAGATGTAAATAATAATATTATTACATCATCTAGTAATGGAAATGTTTCTTTATCTCCGAATGGCACTGGGGATGTGAGGATTATTGCAGGTTCTGTTACTTCAACTTTTGAGGGTGCTGATGGAACAGTAGATTTTCCTACAAAAATTAAATATATTAACGAATACACTAGTCTTGGTGTAGCTCCTGCAGCAGCAACTTATACTGGTTATTTCTTTACTGTTGATGGTGATGATAATCCATATGTCAATATCAATGTAACTACAGGTGGTGTTGGTGATACTGCAGCGAAGTTGGCAACGGAATATTCAAGTATTGATTTTTTAAGTGACGTAGATACAACAACTACTGCACCGACTAATGACCAAGTATTAAAGTGGAGTGCTTCTTCTAGTAAGTGGATTCCTCAAGACGACCAGTCTGGTCTCACCGCATTAAATTTATTCCAAACTGTTACTGGTGATACTGGCAGTACTACTGCAAATACAGGAACCGACACATTAATTATTGCAGGTGGTAGTGATATTACTACCGCAGTAGTTGGCGACACTTTAACAATTAATTTTTCTGGAGTTGTTCCAAGCACATTGGATACTCTATCTAATGTCGATATGACTAGTTTGGTGCAAGGTGATAGTTTCTATTATAATGGTACAAATTGGGTTAGAAGTCAAAGTCCTTTAACTTGGTTTGAATTAGGTTCTAATGGATTCAACCACTTCACTTTCAGTGGCGCTGGATTTCCAGTCACACAAGACGACCCAACTATTTACGTTTATAGAGGATTTACTTACGCCTTTGATAATAGTTCAAATGGCGCAAGTCATCCATTTAGAATTCAATCAACAACAGGACTTTCTGGAAATCCATACACGACTGGTCAGTCTGGTAATGGCACTTCAGTTCTTTATTGGACTGTTCCCATGGATGCTCCTACAACACTGTATTATCAGTGTACAGTACACGCCGCCATGGCTGGCACTATCGTCGTAGTAAACTAATAAAGTAAATGGCAAGAACAGTTCCTGGGTCTGGCGCAAAGATTAAACCAATCTTTGACACATTATTTGGCGTTCGCGCAGTAGAGGTTATTAATCCTGGAAGTGGATATGATCCTACAGATCCTCCAAGATTAACAGTCACTGGTTGTGGGATACCTAGTGAAGAATGTTTATTATATCCTATTATTGACGGTCCTTCAGGTAAGATTGTTCATGTACGTGTTCTTAGTAGGGGTAGGGGATATGATCCCTTAAGACTTAATATCATCCCTTCGGCAGAAACTACTGGCGTTGTAAATTCTTTTGATATTAATAGAATTTGGCAAAATCATCCAAACTCATTAACTTCAGGAACTTTCCAGACTGATACAGATAGACTTAGAATTGTTTCTGATAATGACCCCAAACCCGCTGATATTTTCTCGGAACGTTCTGGTGGAGCAGGTTCTATTGCAGATAGAACTTTTGATCAAGTTTTCGTCTATAGAGGTGGTAAGCAAGTACCTTTTGGGGTAGGTAGACCATTTCAAAAAAATAAATCCCTTGGCATTATGGCCAATGGCACATTACTCCATACACCAGAATGGGGAAATGCAGTAGGTGATGCTCCAGAAGGATTTGAATTAGATACTGTTTATAATGATAATCCTAAAAATACTGATGTATATGATGGAATTATTGACAATCAAACTTATTACTATCAAACATCTAAATTAATTGAGCATTTTAAAACTACTCATGGAGTACTAGACTGGGGATTACATGAAGTTTTTACTTGGAATGTAAAAACTGAAACTGATAATGTATTATTAACAGTATCTAATATCGATGAAGTTCTCAATCCTATTGAGGTAGGAAGAACGATATTAAAAATTGGGGACAATACAATATCTGGAGAAATTGCTAAAATTATAAGGGATGGCAATAATGTAATCACCTCAGTTTATATTAGACAAGTGTCTGGGGTATTTTCTCTGGATGATAGGTTATTAGGTTCTACAGGATTTTCCTTTACCGTTTCTGCAGAACCTATAACATTTCCTGCAGGTATTTTTTATATTGACTTTGGTGTAGAAGCTGAAGAATTTGGACCCTTTGTTCCAGGACAATACTATCTTGCTCCAGAAAATATTCAAGTTCAGAAGAATTATGTAATCATTTGGAATCAGGCAGATGCATCCAATCAAGTTAGTGAGACTTTTCCTTTTGGGCATCCAATGCAATTTAGTACCACACAAGATGGTATATTAAATTCTGGTACTTTATATTATAATAGTACTGGAGCATCAGGTGCTCTTGGAACCGATTATGAAAATCCGTTCCAAGCATTATTCATTATGAATGCTGACGAGACCAATAGAATTTACTACTACTGTCAGTATCATCGTTATATGTCTGGTTATGCTGGGCATGAAGGATATATGGTTCTTAATACTGAAATTGAAGATGAAGAACCAGAAAATGATTATTATATTAAAGATTATTATAATGAAGATGTTGTAATTTTACCTGATGATATTCAAACTCAATATGCAGGAACCCTTAATTCCTTTCAAAATGTCGGCATAGAAAATGCTGGAAATGGAAGCGATCCTGATGGTGGATTTGATATTGGTAGGCACATTATATTTGGGAGGCAATCTGGAGGTAGACAACTTAGACTGTATTTAGATCTTCGTAACACGTCTACATTAACATTTCAAATTATCAAAGGTAATGATAGTAACGGGGGTGAGGATCCTGATAATAGTAACGAAAATCTCAGAATCTACTTTAGTGGAACTGCATACGGTTCTAGCGTACTAGTTAGATATAATGACAATGCTTTTGATACTTTACATAGTGTAACTGTAAGTATTCCTCCAGATTCCAGAAAAGAAAATCAACTTGTTTACGTTTACCAACCTAGTAATAGTGGTACTAATTTTGATTCTTATGGAATTGCGTCTATCATTTATGGAGGTGGCGAACAGGATTTATCACGTCATCCTGACGGACACTCTAAAATTCTGGGCATGTCGTTTGACGGTTATCCAATTTATGGTCCATATGGATATTTTGGAACTAATGACTCTGTAGCAAGATCAACTTCTTCATATCGTCTTAAAGTGGGTATTGAAGTAGATGGGGCAAGACCCGAACAAGTTGTTGCAGAAACAGTAACATATGCTATTACTGTTAGTAGTAGCAAATTTTTATATGATGCCGCCACTCCATCGTTTCTTAATTTGAAGCGAGGTAAAACTTATATTTTCAATCAGGATGATTCTTCCAATGATGGAAATATTTTACTACTGTCTACCAATGAAGATGGTTGGCATCCTGGAGCAGAACTTTCAGATATTGAAAATAAATTATATCTATACGAACATCCAAGTATCACATATACTTTAGATGGTTCTTCTGTAACTTATGATAATTACATTTCAGGATTTACTGATGCAACTACAAGGTCGTTGACTATTGCAATGCCTTCAGATGCACCTAGAGTTTTAAATACTTTTAGTTATGCTAATGCAGATTACGGGATAAGAACTGTTCAAGATGGTTATGCCATGGGCAGTCTTTACCAAGACTATGTTTACGATAGTACTGTAGGCACTCTAGACGAACATAATGGCGTTTATATATCTACTCCTGAATATCCTAATGGAACATATGCATACTTCTTAACAGAAGATTCTTCTGGCAATCCATCTTTTCCATATTGCATTGGACCAACATATTTTGGAACACCTTTATTTGAAGGTGATGCGGTTCCCCCTCTAGCAACAGAAGTTCCTACTATTGCTGAAGGTAATGTAGTTTTAGATGACAGCGGAGTTGTATCTTATATACAAATGACTAAGACTGGAGATGGATATTTTTCTCCTGCTGTAGCACAAATCGTCGGTGGTGAAGGTTCTGGTGCAACAGCATCTCCTGTAGTCCAATCAGTTACAGGATTAACTCTACTTAATGAAGGTAGATCATTTGCAACTCCCCCAACCTTAATATTTGAAGGTGGAGGAGGACAGGGTGCTCAGGGTGCTGCTTCTGTTAGTTCTTTAGGTAAAGTTACTAGTATCAATATTATTGATGAAGGCGATTTTTATCAAACTTCTCCATATATCCTAATTGATGGTGGAGGAGGACAGGGTGCAAAAGCAATTGCCAATATTAATCAAGGTGTAATAACAAATATTGAGGTTACGGACCAGGGGTCTGGTTATGTAAATCCTCCTAATATCATCTTCACAAAACTGATTAACCTAAAGAGAACTACAAAAGCCAGACAATCATTCAATAGTGCTTTCCAATATCTTACTGGTCTTACTAACGATATTAGTGCATCTGCTGAAGAAATTTTTGTATCATCTACAAATGCATTCCCTGGTTCGGGTACATTTATTCTTAATAATGAGATTATTACATACACTGGAAAAACTACAGGAAAGTTTACGGGTCTTACCAGAGGAACTAACTTTAATTATGACCAAAGGATAATTCTTGATACTTCACAAGATGTGGCAGGTGTTTCTAACTATCAGTTTAATGTTGGCGATAGAGTTATTAGAAGAGTTGAAACTGCTGGTAGTAAAATTGCTAAGGTATATGATTGGAGACCAACCACTAGAGAATTATTTGTAACTTTTGAAGTCGATGAACTAGCATTTATCGATGCTGGTATTTCCTCCACAGAAGATGCTATTGTTCAATTTGATGCAGGATTGCCAGAAAGTGCGGGTGGATCAGCACTTCCACATACAACAGAAGTTAGTATAGGTTCTCAAATTTTTAGATTGCAGTTGACTGGAATCGTAACTGTTAATGATACCGACTTTGTTGATATAGCAGAAAATGATGGCGCTGGAGATGGAATTCCTGATTTAGTAAATACAGGAACGGATTATGAAAATCAAATTAACTTAGATGGAGGAATCTACAGTTCGCTATATGGTATTGAGGAAACTCAAGGTGGTACAAATACCACTTTGTTTGCGATTGGTGATAATATTTTAGATGCCACCCCATTCCCTGAGCAAAAATTTGCTACTATTGCTACTGCAGGTGGATTATCTGAAGGTGTTGAACATGCAGCACAAGTTAAGATTACCTTAGATAAAGGTGATGGAAATGGTCAAAATTATGGAGTGAATGAAATTGTCACAGGCGATCTTTCTGGAGTCACTGGAACAGTCGTCTCTTGGGATACTTCGACTGGTATATTAGTCGTTCAAAGCATTACTCCTTTTAATACAGGTAATGTGAATGTTGGCGTTAATGGTTTTATAAATGAATTTTCTGATAAGAGTTCTATTGTAGATGTCGTTGTACAGGAACCTGGTACAAACTATTCAGCAGCACCAACCATAACTATTGAAAATAGTGGCGATATTCAAGCAACTGCATCTGTGCTAATGACAGTAGCAGGTGACCAAGTTAGTTCAGTAACTATTAGTAATGGTGGATATGGGTATGTACAGGAGGTTACGACTAATGTTTTACATCCGACAATCACATTTACTAATGACCCAAGTGATACTACAGGTTCTGGTGCAGTAGCATATGCAATCTTAGGAGGTGAGAAATTAGCAGGTAGTGCTGGTGCTTCTTATCGCATTAAATCAATTGAATATCAGACGGTTGTACAAACCTCATAAATAGACTAGTAGAGGAACGTATTCCCTTATCAAATGGCAGCTTTACTTACTGATCAGTTTAGAATTTATTCCGCGAATAAATTTATCAAATCGCTTGAAGGTCCCGATGCTAACCAAAGCGATGCAGCTGCGGGTGAGGATAGAGACAGAGTTTACCTATTCATTGGTAGACCCCAATCTTGGGATAATGAAAATTCTCCCCCTCAAGCAGTAGATTCTTTTCAAGAATTCTCAAATTCTTTCGATGACATGATTTCTCTGAAGCGAGTTCTTGCTTCAGACACAATTCAAGTTGTCAGAAGAATCGATTGGGTTTCTCCCGAAGAAACTACGGGTGGACTAGGTTTCACTTATGACATGTATCGTCATGACTATTCTCCTAGTAAGACAGCATCTTCTGGTGCTACTAAATTATACGATTCGGATTTCTATGTTGTAAATTCACAATATCAAGTATATAAGTGCATTTATAACGGAACTTCTCCATCTGACCCCAACGGAAAACCTTCTACAGTTGAGCCTACTGGTACTTCCACTAGTATTATTACAACTGGTGATGGGTATCGTTGGAAATACATGTACACTATTCCTGTCGCTTCAGTCCTTAAGTTTTTCTCCAACGATTATATGCCCGTCTTCACAAATGACGCGGTAAGAACTAATGCTGTTGCTGGAGAAATTGATAGCGTTGTTATCAACTCTTCTGGTTCTGGATATAATAATGGAACTTATGATAATGTTGCTATTAACGGCGATGGTGCTGGTGGTAGATTATCTATTGTTGTTGATGGTGGTAAGATTATTTCTTCCACTGTTACCTCTGGTGGTACTGGATATACGTTCGGTAAAGTTAGCGTAGATAATATTACAGGTATTGGTACAGGTACTGGCGCTCAAATTGACGTTATTATTCCACCTCCAGGTGGACATGGTGAGTCCCCATCGATTGAATTGGGTGCTTTTAGGGTTATGATTAATGCAAAACTTTCATATGATGAAGGTGCTGGTGACTTCCCAATTGATAATGACTATCGCCGTATTGGTCTGATTACTAATCCATTAAAGTTTGGTACTGAGGAACTGATTGCAGACCTTACAGTGTCTGCAGCAAAAGCAGTTATCTTCTCTCCAACTTTTCAGGGAAATTATTCACCTGATGAAATTATCACTCAAAGTAGAGTTGTTGGTGGTCAAACTACAACTGCTCGCGGTAGAGTAATTTCTTGGAACCCCACAACCAAACTTCTGAAGTATTATCAGAATGCTGTTGATGGTATTTTTCCAGAAGTTACAGGTACACAAAACGAATTCGATGGTTCTAATGCCATCGCTGGCGCAACTTCGGGTGCAGCTGGACAACCAGATGTTAATTTCCCCGCAGTTCCCAACACTTCTTCTAGAACTATTAACAATACCGAATATGATTTGGGTATGAAATTTAATAATGGATATGCTAAACCAGAAATTAAATCTGGAAGCGGTCAAGTTGTTTATATAGATAATAGAAGAGCAATTAGTCGTGCAAACGACCAAGTAGAAGACATCAAAATCGTAATCGAGTTCTAATGGCACAAAATACAAATCTCAACGTTTCTCCTTATTACGACGATTTCGATAAGGATAAGAATTTCTATAGAGTACTATTTCGCCCTGGATTTCCAATTCAGGCGAGAGAACTCACTACAATGCAAAGCGTCCTGCAAAGACAGGTAGAGAGTGTAGGTCAGCATCTATTCAAAGATGGCGCAATGGTCATCCCAGGTCAGGTAGGTTATGACCTGAATGTTGATGCAATTATGCTTCAAGAATCGTTTCTTGGTGCTAATGTTGAAGATTATAGAACTCAATTGAGTGGTAAGATTATTGAAGGATTGACTTCTGGAATTAAAGCAAAAGTTCTTTATACCATTTCAGAAACAGAATCCGAAAAGAGTTATATCACATTATATGTAAAATATATTGAATCTGGTGGTGAGGGAAATACCCAGACAACATTTACCAATAATGAGCAATTAGTCACTGATAAGGAAATTACTTTCGGGACTTCATTGATTGAGGTTGGATCACCTTTTGCACAACTTCTTCCAACAAGTGCAATTCAGTCTGGTTCTGTTGCCTATGTTCAAGAAGGTGTATACTTTATTCGTGGTTTCTTTGTAGACGTTCCTTATCAGTACATTCTCCTCGATCAGTATGGAACTACTCCTCAATATAGAATTGGTCTAGACATTTTAGAGTCTATCGTAACACCAGAAGATGATAGTAGTCTAAATGATAATGCTGCAGGAACATCAAACTATGCTGCTCCTGGTTCTCATAGATTTAAAGTTAGTACTAGATTAAGTAAGAAACTTCTTACTGATGATGCAGACAAAGATTTTATTGAACTACTTCGTATCAATGGTAGTAGAGTTGAAAATCTTGTAGATAGAAGTGCATATAATGAACTAGAAAGGACAATGGCTACCAGGACTTATGAAGAGTCTGGTGATTATACGGTCAATGATTTCCAAATCTTAATGAGAGAGAATTTGGATGATGGATTTAATAATGGTGTTTATGAAGAAGGGGCAATCACTTCAGGTGGAAATACTGCAGCCGAAAATTATTATTCAATTGAAATTGGACCTGGTGCTGCATATGTAAAGGGTTATAGAATTAGAACTTTATCTCCAACCTATGTTGATCTCTTAAAACCAAGAGTTACTGATTCTGCACAAAATGGTATCATTCCTTTTGAATTAGGAAACTTTAGTAATATTGATAATCTTTGGGGATTTCCAAACTTTTCAGGGTCTTCTGTCAGTAATGCTTATCAAACAGTAGAATTTAGAGATAGTCCCACTGTTACCCCTGGTGTATCTGCTGGCAATATCATTGGTTATGGTCGATTCAATTCATTAGAATATTCTAGTGATACCGATCAAAATTTTGGTAATGCTAATGACAGATATAAAGCGAATCTGTTTGATGTGCAGATGATTACTGTTTTACAACTCGCTTCGGATGTTAATATTAGCGAAGGTTCTATGATCAGAGGTGTTACTTCTGGTGCAACAGGACTAGTTGTAGGTGCAGAAACTGCTGACGACCATATTCAAATCTATCAAGTAAATGGTGCGTTCCAAGATAATGAGATGACTACTGTCGATGGTATTCAATTAGATAGCATTCTAGATGTTTACACATACCAGTATTCAGATTCAAGACAAATTGTCTCAAGAGATGAGTCAACTCAAGCAATCGAATTTACTGCCGATCTAATTCTTGAGGATAATTATGCTATTAATGGTGCAACATTTACATATGATGATGTTGATGGTGATGTATTAACTACTGACACTCTTGTTGGTGGCACTGGTTATCCTGATACTGGTACTGCAATTGTTACCACTTCTTCTGGAACAGGCACAGGGTTAACTTTAGACTTTACTGCATCCAGTGGAGTTATCACGTCAACTACTATCAATGTTCCTGGAACGGGATATGTTGTTGATGAAACTATTACCATTACAAACTCTAGATCTACTGGTGTAAATACCTTAGGTGCTATCGCTACTGCAGGTACTGGATATACTGCCACTACTGGACTTGCAACAACCTCTTCTGGTTCGGGTGTTGGTCTTATTGTTGATATTACTTCAGATGCTAATGGTGCTGTTCAAACAGTAGCAGTAAATTCTTCAGCATTGTCTGATGGTAGTGGATATGCAAATTCGGAATTAATTACGATTACGAATGTAAATGCATCTGGTATTGCTACTATTGACACTATCAGTGCTGCTGATGCCAGTAGAACGGAAGGAACATATACGATTACAGCATCCGATTACACTACCGATGCTTCTGGTAGTGGTGCTACATTTACTATTGCTGTTGATGGTGCAGGTGCAGCAACTATTGTTATTACTGACGATGGTACAGGATTTGTAGTAGATGAAACCTTTACAATTGTTGATGGAAACCTTGGTGGTGGCGGTGGTGCATCACTGACGTTTGATGTAGCAGCAATTCATGGGAATGGATGTACGATTCCAGTGTCTGCCATTCATGGAAATGGAGCGACTGTTGATATTGCATCCGTTGGCACTCATCAAATTACTGGTCTTAATTCCAATTTTGGAGCAGATTTGAGAGCTGGTGATAGAATTTACTTTAGTGAAACTACATATGTTGATGTTGATAAAGTAGATCCAACAAGTCTAACTACATCTTCGGATAATTTTATCTTCGATTATTCAAATCAAATTGTTAATGTTACTCCCCCTGCAGTAAACTTCCCAACTGCAGGAACATTTACTGCAGCAATTAGATATCGTGCCACTCTATTTGGTAGTGAGGAGACAACAGACCTTATTACTCAAATGCCAAAGGTGTATATCAAGTCTATTTCTGACGAATCTATGACTGTCAGGAGAACATTTGATTCACAAACACCTGCAGGCGATTCTGTTTCTATCACATTACCAGAAAACGAACAATTCTCTGCAATTTCATCAGTTAATTTTTCATTCACAGTATTAGCTAGTAGCAACGCATCATATCCTGTAGGTTCGCAGATACCACTTGCAACTGGCAATCCAGCTGATTTTGGATATACCTCGTTTACTTCTGCAGATAGAACAACTCTACAGATTGATAATTTGACCAATGTATCTTCAATTAAAGTTACTGCAACTATTTCTAAGAATGTCGTACAGAGAAAAACAAAATCTCCTCAAGAGATGTTTGTCTTAAAAGTCAATAAGACTATTGATAATTTAGATAAGCAGAATTACAATCTGACGTATTCCAATCTTTACGGTACTAGAATTCAAGACCAAGAAATTTCTTTAGGTCTTACAGATGCATACAAATTACATGCGGTTTATGAATCTTTAGACAACAACGATCCTGTAATTCCTTCAATTACCTTAGTAGAACCCAAATTCTTTAAAACTGGTTCTGTTATTGCGGGTAAATCTTCTGGTTCTAGAGCTCGTGTAGTTGAATTTGATTCGTCTACATTAAAACTCTCTATCGTTTACATTTCAGGTAAGTTTACCTTAGGAGAAACTGTTAACGGTGTTGATAGTAATGGAGATGCTGTTGTTGGAATTATTAACGATGCCGATGGTTCTATTATTGAGGGTTCTAAAGAAGTAACAAATAGATATGCACTAGCATCATCTCAAACAGGATTTATGTATGATTGCTCTAGACTTACTCGTCTGAGAGGATTTGCAGTTCCTATTAGAAAGTTAAAAATTGTTATTGATTATTATAGTCATTCTGCTACAGGAGATTATTTTGGTGGTCAATCTTATCTGAATACAACTTACAAAAATATTCCTTTCTTTGGTTCTAAATTCCTTGCAGATTATCTAGATTTCCGTCCTGGAATTAAGAGTTTGTATAATGGTGATGGTACTGTAGCGTCTCCTGCATTTGTAAACTGCTCTACATTTGATTTCAAATCCAGAGTATTCAATGTTAGTGGCAATCCTACTGGAACCATTTTCGATATTCCTAAATTGGATAGCGATTTCCGTTGCGATTATGATTGGTATCTTTCTAGAATTGACAAATTGTTCTTGACTCCTGATGGAGACTTTCAGGTTATTAAGGGTAAGGATGCAGAAGAACCGATTTTCCCTGATGATATTTCTGAAGGTATGCTTTTAGCAACACTTCAGCATAAACCATATGGATTTGAACCTGATGAAGATGTTCTGATTACTCTTTCAGAGAACAAAAGATTTACCATGAGAGATATTGGTAAAATTGAATCTCGTTTAAATCAGGTTGAATACTACACCTCTCTTAATATGTTGGAGAGTAATACCTTATCATTAGAACTTACTGACGCAGATGGATTTAACCGTTTGAAGAATGGATTCTTTGTAGATGATTTTACAGATCATGCTAAATGTGAGCTGTCAGACCCAGATTTTTCTAGTTCTTTAGATTTCCAACAAGGGTCATGTCATCCTTCTCACTATACTACTAATGTAACGTTAGAAGTTAATGAAGCATTATCTGCAAACTATCAAATAACAGGACCATTAATTACTCTCCCATACACAGAACTCAATATTATTGAACAACCATATGCTTCTCGTGTTGAAAATGTTAACCCATTTAATGTCTTTACATATATCGGAAGAATTGATTTAACACCTGCTTCAGATGATTGGGTAGATACCACAAGAGTCCCTCGAAGGGTAACTAATCTTGAGGGAGACTTTAATGCAACAGCAGAAAGATTGAATGTAGACCAAAATGGATTTGCTCCTACTCAATGGGGTGCTTGGAATACTACTTGGAGAACGGTTACTCGCCGTCGTGGACGTGTCTGGCGCTCTCGACAGAGGTCTCGATGGGGTAGAGGACTCGCACTTATGCGTAGAAGTAGACTTATTACTACGCGAGGTCAAGTTAGAAGTGGTATTAGAACTCAAGTTATTCCCAGAATTGATGAGCGTAGTTTAGGTGATTCTGTCATCGCAAGAACATCAATTCCATGGATTCGTTCTAGAAATGTACGACTAGATGTTGCTAGGATGAAGCCAAGAACCAAGTTCTATGCTTTCTTTGATGGTAAGAAGATTGATGATTACATTACACCAAAACTTATTGAATTAATTAAAGATCCAGCAGTCGATAATAGAACAAATTCTACTCCGTTTGTTGTTGGTGAAACTGTAGTTGGTCTTACCAGTGGTGCTAGATTTCTTGTGCAGCCACCAAATGGTTTCTACACATATAGTCCATATGATGATACAGAACTTCCGAGTTCATATTCTTCTACAACTGCACTGCTGAATGTTAATGTTCTGACGGCGGCAAAGCAAGCAGCAGGTAAGTCTTACGGTAATTTTCAAGTAGGTGAAATTATCGAAGGTGAATCTGGAGCAAGAGCAGTCATGGCAAATCGGAGACTAGTATCTGATAGAACAGGTAAATTTAGAGCATCATTCTTTATTCCTCCAGCAACACCTGAGGTAGTGCCATTCAGTGCAATTCCTGGAGAACCTGCACCTCCTATCAGCGATCCTGCTCCTCGCTGGTCAACTGGTACAAGAACACTTCGCCTTACTACTAATGAAACTGACAGTCGCTTAGCTGGTGCTGTTGATTCTGCAGCAGAAGCAGAATATCAAGCAAGTGGTACATTGAATACTTTGCAAGAAAATGTTCTTGCAATACGCAATGCAGACGTTGTTCGTGACACAGTAACTCAAAGTAGAACTGTTCGTACTACTCGTACTAGGAATAGACAGATTGGTTGGTGGGACCCTCTTGCACAATCATTCTTGATTGAAGAAGAAGGTGGTGTATTTGTATCATCTGTGGAGGTTTACTTCAACACAAAAGATACTAATATTCCAATCTCTATGCAAATTAGAACTATGGAGAATGGGTATCCCACTGCGAATATTCTTCCTTTCTCCGATGTTACTATCACTCCCGAAGATATTCAAACTTCTGAAACAGGTGCTATTCCAACTAAATTTGTTTTCCGAGCTCCTGTTTACATTCCTCCATCGATTGAACATTGTTTTGTCTTGTTCTCTGACTCTAACGAGTATAAGGTATGGATTTCAAGGATGGGTGAAGTTGATATTACTGGAGATAGAACTATCTCCGAGCAACCATATGCAGGTGTTTTGTTTAAATCACAGAACGCAACGACATGGACTGCTGACCAGTATGAAGACCTTAAATTCAATCTTTATAGAGCAGATTTTGATATATCTTCAACTTCTACAGTAATCTTCAATAACGCAGAACTTGATATTGGTAATAATGGTAAGTTGAAATTAAGGTCAGAACCTATTCAAACTTTCCAACCATCGTTAAAATTAGTTCTTAATGATAACACGTTAAATTATACAATTGGTGCAAGATTGTATCAAAAGACTACCTTGTCTGAAGGTACAATTACTGCAATTACTGATGTAGGAGCAGTAAGAACTCTTACTATTAATGATGTTAGCGGTGCTTGGCAAGCAGGTTCCGATACGGGCGGTGTGATTACGAATAGGATTGTCTCATCTAAAACCACTGCAACAATGGTTGTTACTGGAACTACAGGAGACTTCACTGTTGGTGAAACTATCACAGGAAATTCTTCTTCTGCTCCTACTGCAGAAGTTGTAACTTGGACCTCTGGAACTAACACTTTGACACTGAGGTATGTTTCTACTGAATTTACTCCTTCAACAGAGACTATCACAGGTGGAACTTCTACTGCCACTGCCACAGTTAATACTGTTGCTTACAGTGGAGATACAACTACAGGAAGTCCTGCAACTATCACTGATTCGTATGCATCTACTACTCCAACTTATGCTACAAGTGAAAAACTAGTTAGAGTTCTACATTCAAATCATGGTATGCATGACCTTGATAATAATGTAATTCTTGAGGGGATTAGTTCTGAAGTTAATGATACATTCTTATCTTCTTCTATCTCAACTAGCGATCTATCGGTACTTGTTAATGACGCACTTGCATTCCATTCAAGAATTAATGGTGCAAATATCGGAGTATCCAATCTAGGTTATATCAAGATTGAGGATGAGATTATGTCATATTCTGCTATTAGTTCAGACGGTAAGACAATCAGTGTTGCCGAGAGAGGTGTTGCTGGAACTACTGCTGCAGCACATGCAGATGAAACTGTAGTTGAATGCTACAACTTAGATGGCATTCCTCTAACTGAAATTAATAAAACTCACTCTAATATCAGTAATCCAACTTTAGATTCTTATGATATTACAACTACATCCATTTCAACAACAGGTATTATTAGTGGTGGGAACAAAGGAATTGCAACGCAAAACCTACAGTACGAAATTATCGTACCTTCTCTACAAACTATGATTCTACCGAATACTGAAATTAACGCTAGAATTAATACAGTTACGGGCACATCCATCAATGATGGAGTAGCACTTACGCAAAATTCTTTTGTTAATAATGGATTATTCCAAGATGTAGTTCTTGGAGAAGATAATTACTTTGATGACCCTCAGATGATTTGTTCTAAGGTTAATGAAGATGCAGAACTTTCTGGTGCTAAGTCTTTTAGAATGGACGTATCATTAACTTCCACTAAAACTAATATCACACCTGTAATTGATACAGATAGAATGTCTGCTACTCTCGTTAGTAGTAGGATCAATAGTCCTGCTGATGCAAACACTGCTTTGTTATCATCTGGAGATACACATGACGCCGTGTATATTTCCAAGGTAGCAACACTCAGCAACACATCATCTTCACTCAAAGTTCTCTTTGCGGGTTTCCGCCCACCTGGAACGACAATTAAAGTTCTATATAGAATACTTCCTACGGGATCTACTGGGGTAATTGAAGACGAAGGATACAACTTCTTCTCCACGGCATCTGAAGATGCCACTATTCCTGGAACGGATGAAACTGAAGTCTTCCGAGATTATGAGTATGAAGTTACTGGTATAGATTTTACTGAATATCAAATTAAAGTGGTATTCGTATCTGATAATCAGGCATATGCGCCTTACATTAAGGACTTACGTGCAATCGCTCTTGCTGTATAATGAAACAACCCATTAAAAATGCCAGCGGGTGGATGAGAGATTCCACCTCTGGAAGTTTTGAATTCTCGGATAGTACTGAATATTCGGAATATATGAAAAAATATAATTCCCGAAGACAGCAAGCAGAATCTCATAAGGCTTTACAAGATGACGTTTCTGCGCTAAAATCAGAGATGAGTGAAATCAAAACACTTTTACTAACGTTAGTTCAAAAAAATCATGACAATTGAAAAAGTATCTCAAGAAGAAATGCTGACTCAGTTTACTGAGAGAATGAATAATATTCTTGAAGAAAATAAGTCTCTGTCTCAAAAAATTAGAGATAATGAAGTTACTGCATTGAAACTTCAAGGTGCTATCGAAACACTTCAATATTATTCAGAAACTCCTCAGGAGGAAGAAACTATGTCTCATCCTCCCGAAGAAGAAACAACAGAAACCGAATAATGATAGGGGGGTTAAATTCCCCCCTTTTTAATGGCATAAATAACTCAGAAGCATAATCTCAGCAATTTTCGGGAATGGCAAATAGAATTCAGTTACGACGTGGCTCAGCTACACAGTGGAGCAATGCGAATCCTACTCTTGCTCAAGGCGAACTTGGGATTGAACTCGATACGGGTCGAATAAAGATTGGAGATGGTGTTACAGCATGGAACTCTCTTAGGTATGGAAGACCTATTGAATCCGTTTCATCTACTGCAAATACGTTAGTACAAAGAGATGCTGACGGAAACTTTCAGGCAGGTACTGTTACTGCAACATTGATTGGTAATGCTTCTACTGCATCGAGATTATCTTCCACTCGTCAAATTCAATTATCACAAGACGTTACTGGTTCTGGTATTTTTGATGGTTCTGCCAACCTTAATATTAATGCTGTTCTTGGTTTAATCTCAACACTTCCTCATTATGATGGAACAGAGAATTCTTCTGCAACTTATACAAAAGTTACTGTTGATGCTAAAGGTAGAGTAACTAATGCTGAAAATCCAACAACAATTCAAGCATATGGATTGGATGGTACTGTTGTCGGAAGTTCTGCACAACCATATGATAATGATTTAACAGCAATCACAAACCTTACTGATGGTTCTGCTGGTTTTGGTTTAATTGCCAGAACATCGATTGGTAATATTACAGTTCGTGATATCGACTCTTCATCTGGAAGAACAGTCGTTAGTAATGGTGACGGCATTAATGGCAATCCTACGATTGACTTAGCAAATACTACGGTTGTTCCAGACCCATCTGCTCATTCTGACGGAGACTATAATACTGAGAGTTTAACTTCTGTCAATAGCGTTGGAGCAAAAGGAGAACTTCTTGGTACTGAAACTGTAAACGCAGTTAAATTCACAGTAGACAAGTATGGTCGTCTTCAAAGTGCAACAAATGTACCTATTGCTACTGCTACTGAGGGTAGTAAGTATGCAGTATATGCAGCAGGTACAACGTATGTTAGATATGATATTATTGAAGATAGTAGTAGAGTATACCAAGCAATCACAGGAATTGCTGCAGGTGGTGGAGCTCCAACTCATACTGATGCTTCAGATGCTGGTGGGTGGAGATATCTCGGTGCTGCAACAGTTGAACAGAAAGGACTTGCTTCTTTCGCACAAGAAGATTTCGATGTTGACAGTAACGGGCATGTAACTATTGCTGCTGTTGGTGTTGATAATACACAATTACAGAATAATAGAGTCTCTTTTGCTGATGGAAATACAAAAGAAGATTTTGAACTTGATCAAGAACTTACTGCAACCACTGGATACAGAGGATTCAATTATCTTAACTATCTTAAAGTTAATGATACGAGCGGTAATCTACTGTTTGGCGCTAATAATACGGGGGACAGCGGAGCTGGCGAACTTGATGTTAACGTACGGTCGTATTTCTCTGACGCTGATATTACTCTTGACGGCGCTCTTAATCAGACATTGGATAAGACTGGGGATGGTAACCTTACCTTCCAGTTAAGTCAGAATACTGCTACAAATAGAAACTTTAATATTCTGACAACTAATGCTGGATCTGGAACCAGCAACATTATTATTACTGCTGAAGATAC